TAGAAGGTAGCCCGATAGAGAGGAAAATGTTTAAAGCATTGACTTCCAAAGTGAGTGACCACTCACTCTTAACACAGTTGTTCGAGAATGAAATTAAATCTTGAAAGGAGTTTGCAAACAAATTAATTTCGTGTACACTGTCAAACCTTAGACAAAACATCAGGAGAAAACAAAATGAGTGACCAACCAATTCCACTCGACAAATTAGCAAAAGTCTATCGTAGAATGCGCGACCAAATCTCTGAACTGACCAAGGAGTACGACACGAAAGTCGAAGTACTTAAGGCACAACAGGAAGAGGTAGCAAACGCTATGAAAGAGCAAATGCAAGCGCTCGGCGTAACATCCGTTCGCACTGACCAAGGCACCGTAGTCCTGTCTGTCAAGACTCGCTACTCAACCGCCGACTGGGACTCATTCAAGAAGTTTGTGACCGAGCACGATGCACTCGACTTGTTCGAGAAGCGTATTGCCCAGACAAACATGAAGCAGTTCCTCGAAGAAAACCCCGGTGTCGTACCCCCGGGACTGAATTCAAATTCAGAGTATGACGTATCGGTACGCAAACCTTCAGCAAAGTGAGAAACTAAATGAGTAACGTAGCAGTATTTAATCCCGCCCAACTCCCAGCGTTTGCACGCACGGGCGAACTCTCTGACATAGCACGAGCCCTAGCGGGTGGCGGTGGTGCTAACAACGCTGGCAAGCGTATCTCCATCAAGGGCGGTGTGTTCCGTCTCTTGTCCGGTGGTAAGGAAGTTGCCGCTATCGACGAGCGCTTCCTTGATGTGGTGATTGTTAAAGCCGCCCCTAAAGTGGCACGTACCTTCTATGCCAAGGCATACGACGGTGAAACAGTTTCTGCCCCTGACTGTTGGTCAAACGATGGCGACAAGCCAGATGCCAAGTCCAAGAACGCGCAGTCTGATACCTGTGCAAGCTGTCCACAAAACGTGGCTGGTTCCGGTACTGGACAAAGCCGTGCTTGCCGTTACCAACAGCGCCTTGCTGTTGTCTTGGCTAACAATGTCGAAGGTGACGTGATGCAGTTGGCTTTGCCCGCTACATCCATCTTTGGCAAGGAAGACGGCGAGAACCGCCCACTCCAAGCGTATGCCCGTTGGTTGGTTGCCCAGTCAGTTGACCCTAGCATGGTTGTAACCCGCATGAAGTTTGATACTAAAGCCGAAGCGCCCAAGTTGCACTTCAAAGCCATGCGTTGGTTGACCGATGAGGAGTATGCGCAAGCCGCCGAACAAGGTGCGACAGACGATGCGGCTAAAGCCGTTGTGTTGAATGTGTCTTCACAGGACGGCAAACCTGCTGACGCCATCAAGGGACTTGCTCCCAAGAAGAGCGTTGCTCAGTTAGCCGACGACGAGGCGGATGAGCCACCAGCGCCAGCACCAAAGCCCAAGGCTAAGCCCAAGGCAGTTGAGGTCGAGGCGGAAGACGAGCCAACCGTGCGCAAGGAAGAGAAGAAGCCTAGCGCCGTGCCCGGCAAGAAGTCACTCGCTGACGTAGTCGGTGCGTGGGACGACGAAGACTAAGTAGGAATGGGGGCCCCGTGCCCCCTCTTCAACCATGCCATATTCACAAAAAATCATTGACGAGATTGCGAAGACGCCTAAGTCTTTAGGGACACAGCTAGGGCGTTGGGCAATCCACCATGACTTTTCGGTGGTGCGTATATCAAAAGCATTGGGTGTTACACGCCAAACAGTTTACAACTGGTTCTTGGGCAAAGACATCTTCCCCGCTTATGAGTACCGCGCCGAAGTCATGCTCGACATATTAAAAAAATCAAAATCAGCCGACGAGGCTTGGAGAGAAACATGCAAAGTATTCAACCTAAAAACTTAAGTAACACAGAACTAATCCGTATTGCAGCGGATGAACTTGACATGTACGGCACACTGCCGGAAACATGGCAGAAGGAATTGTTGCGCCGTTTTACTGCACTAGCGCCAGCCAATGAGTTCCCACCCATTGACGAAAAACAACTAAGCCTCTTCTACTAATCAATCCCAAGGACTTTCATGAACCCGCTTGAATTCCTAGCGGTGGTTTTGCCGTCTCCGGGTCACGGGGCGTATTGCACGGCGGAACTGTCTAAGAAAAAAGAACACCTGTTTTCGGAGAACTTGGATGATTTTTACCCCAAGGTTGACACTTGGGTGGAACAGAAGGCTGATGTGTTTTTTGCATTGGCTACGTTTGATGACGCAAAGAAACGCAAGGCAGAGAACGCCCGTTTCATCAAGGCGCTATTCATCGACATGGATGGGTATGACACCAAGAAGCAAGCCGCGTATGCGCTTAAAGCATTCCTTGCCGAGACTGGCTTGGACTTACTTGGCACGCCGTGGATTGTTGGCTCTGGTGGAGGGCTGCATTGTTACTGGCCGTTCAATGAAACAGTAGAGATTGCTGAATGGAAACCGCTTGCGGAGAACTTTAAACGCCTGTGCAAGCAACAAAAACTCAGCATTGACATGACTGTGACGGCGGACGCCGCTCGTGTGCTACGCATACCTGAGACGTTTAACTTCAAAGCCAAGTACGAAACCCCACGCCCAGTCAAGTTACTGGCAGAGGGCGACACATTTAACTTTGAAGATTTGAAAGCTCACGTAGTGAGCCAGTTAAAGAGTATTGCCCCAGTCTCTGCACTGGCGGCTCTGCCCGGCAAACGCCCAACCAACGCCCCCACCACGCCCCTGTCTACGAATGCCGTGACCCTGTTCGAGAACAGCACGACTAAGTTTGGCAACATCTTTAAGAAGACTAAGGCTGGTACAGGCTGTGCCCAGTTGCGCTACTACGCAGAGAACGCTAGTGATGACGGCATGGAACCCCTGTGGCGTGGGTGGTTGAGTATTGCTAAGCCTTGTTTGGATGCAGAGAAAGCGACCATATGGTTAACGGAACTGCACCCCTACACGCATGAGCGTATGCAACAAAAGTTGTCCGAGATAAAGGGTCCCTATCCATGTGTCAAGTTCGATAGTGAAAACCCCGGCATCTGTGATGGCTGTCAGCACTTTGGAAAGATAACAAACCCATTGGCGCTTGGACGCGAGATCATGCTCGATACCTCCCCTAAAGAGATTGAAGTGCATGTACCGACTACGAGCCCATCGCTTCATGAAGAAGTGCGTAAAGTACTTCGCCCTACCCCACCTAAAGGATACGCATACGGTGCGCGTGGTGGTGTATTCATGGAGAAAGAAGACGAGGATAGCCAAGGCAACAAGACCAAACGACAGATCATGATCTTGCCGTACGAGTTGTTTGTCGTGGACATTCTTCGTCACAACGGAGAGCACACAGTGCACATGCTTTGCATGCGCCCTGAAGGTGTTGAGACAGTCACCATGTCCCAAAAGGCTGTGGTGAGTAAAGACGAAACGGTCAAAGCGCTTGCGCTTCAGAACGTGATTGCCTCTTATGGTTCGGGCAACGACAAGAACCTATTTGATTATGTAAGGGCGAGTGTGGAACAAGCAAGTACTGGGAAGGCCCCCGTTAGAGTGCCTACAAACTATGGCTGGCAAGAAAACGATACGTTCGTTTTTGCTGGGAAGATTTTTTCTAAGGGTATGCCGCCTGTAAGCGTGCCGATGCCGGGTCTGGAGAACATTGTCTCCAACACCAAACCAACAGGAACAATCGAGGCATGGCGCACATTTGTGCAGATGCTTATCAAGAAGGGGATGTGGGAGCACCTAACAATTATGTTAGCTGGAGCAAGCGCTCCGCTGATGCGCTTCACGGGTATCTATGGCATCACATACCATTGTGGTTCGACCGAATCCGGTACGGGTAAGTCGCTGGCGCTAGAAGCCGCCGCTTCCATCTGGGGTCACCCAGTCCACTACCGCACAGGCAAGAGCACTTCTCCTGTAGCCATGCAACAGCGTCTTGGTTTGCTTTGCAGCATGCCTTTGATTACTGATGAGTTGACAAGTAAGAACCGCGCTAACTTTGAATGGTTGCCTGAGTTCCTACTGGATATGACTGAGGGTCGGGGCAAGGAGCGCATGGAGTCAGGCGCTAACAAGGAACGTATCAACTTGTCGACATGGATGACCAACGCGATCATGTCATCTAATACCCACGTGGTGGACGGCTTGACTGGTGGACGCAAGCACTCATCTGAGGGCGAGTTGCGACGATTGCTGGAGTTCATCCTGACCCAAGAGTTAGCGTGGGAGCCGTACGAGATCGAAGTTATTAAGTCGTTGCATAGCAACTACGCAGTAGCAGGCCACATGCTGTCGCAGTACATGGTGGACAACTTAGACCGCCTACATAAAGATGTACCTGATTCTGTCGTGCAGATGTACAAAGAGTTTGGGGCAACGAATGATGAGCGTTTCTGGATGGCTGGCATCGGCACCATCATCATGGCGGCAGTGCTTATGAAAGACGCGGGCGTTGTGAACATCCCAGTTAAACCGGTGATTGCTTGCTTGAAGAAGGTGGTGAACTCGATGCGTGGCAACATTAAAGCCAACGTGCGTAGCGCGGAAGATGTGCTCAACTCATATGTACGCGAGAGTTATGGTCACTTCATCGTCATCCGCAACATGGAGTCAGGTATCTTGGCTGAACTAGGCGGTGGCGGAGAAGTTGACAAAGCTACAACACGTTCAGAAATTATGGGGCGCGTAGAGCACGGATTCACGCCAGACCACGTAGACTTCTACATTGAGGAACAACTGCTTAAAGCCTACTGCTCATCAATGAGTTTTGGGTATGCGGACTTCAAGCGTCAGTTGGCAGCGCAGTTTACCGTGTCGCATATGGCTAAGAAGGATATGACAGCCAAGACTCAGGGACCCCAGATGCGCGTGTCAGTACTCAAGATAAGCCGTCGAATTTCTGATATGGACAATGAAGCTAAAAATACACTATCCGTGGGATCAGACTGAGAAGGGGCAGGGGTTCTTTATCCCCTGCCTTGATACGGATGCCGTGCGTGAAGAAGGTCTAAAGCAAGCAGTACGCCTGCGTATCCTTGACGCCAAAGCCTACCCCTCAATTCGCAATGAACTGATTGGGGTATGGTTCTTTAGAGGACCCCTCGCACGCTAGCCGCAAGTCTTATACGCAAATCTTGTAGGGCGGTAAGGCGCTCGCGCTTTTCGTCAGGAGTCATACTAGACGCTTTGATTGCGTTAACTGCTTGGGTAATCTTGCTCATCTGTGCTTGCACATTACCCGCAACCGCAGACTTGGCATAAGAGTCGGAGTTTTCTTGCAAGAACGCCTGTGCTTCAGCCCGTCTACCATCCTTGATTAGCTTATCGTATGTGCGTTTGACTTCGTTGATCTCGGTCATTCTGTCGTAGACAGCGCCAACAATACCGCCCGCGTCTGGAGGTTGGAACAACGGACCAACTACGG